ATTGAGCACCGCTGCTACTGCACCCCTGCGTGTTGTTGGGATTGTTCCAGATACCTCGTTCTCTGTTTCTGGTACAGGTTCTTCTACTACCACTACAGTTACTTTGACTGGTGCTGGTCTGCCAAGCGCAATTCTTTTGGGTGCTGACGTAGGTTATTTGGCTGCAAATGGCCAACTGATTGAAACAGGTTCTTTTGTAACTTCCGCATACGCGGCAGGTGCCACCTCAATCACCATCAACGTAGCAGTAGCAGTACCGGGCGGCATTACCGCGATCCCATCGGGTTCGACGATTGTGTTTACCAATTACCCAGAAGTTCTGGTCAAGTTCAACCAAGGCACCCATGGGTACTACTACCCAGTAAGTGTTTAAGGAGTAATATAATATGGCAATCTCACGCGCACAGCTACTTAAAGAACTCTTACCCGGCCTGAATGCTTTGTTCGGTCTGGAGTATGCCCGTTACGGCGAAGAACATAAAGAAATTTATGAGACCGAGACTTCAGAACGTTCGTTTGAAGAAGAAACCAAACTCTCCGGCTTTAGTGCCGCGCCTGTCAAGGACGAGGGTACTGGTATCTCTTACGACAATGCTCAAGAAGCTTGGACTGCACGATACAACCACCAGACCATTGCTCTGGGTTTCTCCATCACTGAAGAAGCTATCGAGGATAATCTGTACGATTCTCTGTCAGCACGCTACACCAAAGGTCTGGCCCGCGCCATGGCCTACACCAAGCAAGTTAAAGCCGCTGCCGTTCTGAACAACGGTTTCAGCTCTGCTTACCAAGGTGGTGATGGCGTGTCGCTGTTTAGTACAGCACACCCACTGGTCAATGGCGGTACTAACGCCAATACGCCAACCACCCCCGCCGATCTGAACGAAACAGCCCTCGAAGCTGCCGTCATTCAAATCGCTGCATGGACCGATGAACGTGGTCTGTTGATTGCTGCGCGTCCTAAGAAACTGGTCATCCCGCCAGCTCTGATGTTCGTCGCTACGCGTCTGTTGGATACTGAACTTCGCGTCGGTACTAACAACAACGATATCAATGCAATCAAAAACAACGGCTCAATCCCAGAAGGCTACACAGTCAATCACTTTTTGACTGCTTCTAATGCATGGTTCTTGACTACTGACGTACCTAACGGCTTGAAACACTTCGAGCGCGTGGCTATGCAGAATTCAATGGATGGTGATTTCGACACAGGTAACGTCAGATATAAATGTAGAGAGCGTTACAGTTTTGGTTTCAGTGATCCTTTGGGTGTTTACGGCAGTTACTAAGCAATAAAGCACTTTTTAAAAGGCCTTTACGGGCCTTTTATTTATTTATTGCGTATAAAGGTAGTTAGTGATATACTTTAAAAACACTAACCTTTTCGGAGTTTATATCATGGCAGTAATCTATAAAATATTAAATGTAGTAAATGACTGTTTTTATATTGGAAGTGCAGTAAACGAAAAAAGACGGCGGTGGGAACATTGGACAGCTTTAAAAAAAGGAGTGCATCATTGCAAAAAATTACAAGAAGCATGGGGGGTATTTGGGGAAGACGCTTTTGAATTAGTTATACTGGAAGAAGTAGCCGTAGAAAAAAGGTTGCAGATAGAAGACCTATATTTACAGCAGCATGCAAAAAAAGAGTACTGTTACAACACTATGTCAAGCACAAAAGGTTGTGCAGAAGATGTAAGTATACGAGAGCAAATAGGCCGTTCGCTAAAAAAGTACTATATAAACAATGCCCACCCACGCCAAGGTACGCAGCATAGCGAAAAAACAAAAGATAAAATAAGTTCCTCACGTACAGGTAAAAGTGCCGGAGAAGCCCATTACCGCTATGGCCAAGTAGTATCTGAAGAAGTACGTAAAAAAATAGGGGACACACAACGCGGCGTCACTAAAGCGCCGCGCACATTCAGTGCGGAAGGTCTTTTAAAAGCCCAAGAAAACATGCGCCGCAACGCGCATAAAAATATGCCAGCCAATTTTACCGAGGTGCACGCCAAATTTACAGAAGAAGTACAACAAAGATACAACTTTGAAAAAGCGGTATATACCGGAGCACTGGCCCGCATAGAAGGCGTCATATGCCATACGCACGGGGTATTCTCTCAGTATGCCGCACAGTTCCGTAAAGGACGCGGTTGCCCGGACTGCGGCGTGGAACAACGCGCACAAAGTAAAAGTGCACAAATGAAAAAAGCATGGGCAGACGAAGCGTACCGAACAAGTACAATAGCGCAACAAAATAAAGGCCGCAGTTTAAAATGACCCCAAAGTCCCGTGTCGAAGCCCTCGCCACAAACAAGAAGCACTACGTCACGGGACGTCCTTGTAAAAACGGCCACTACGCGCCAAGAAACATGTTCAGGCAGTGCTTAACCTGCAGTAATAACAGGAGTAAAGTATATAAAAAGTCTCACCCAGAAAAGATACGTACATCTAACTCACTGCGTAAGAAACGCACCCAGATAGCAACGCCTAAATGGTTAAAGCAACGGCACAAAAAAGAGATCCGCGCCATGTACGAAGCGGCCATGTTAATGACCGAAGTAATGCAAGAGCCCTACGTTGTAGACCACATTGTGCCGTTAAATGGAAAAACTGTTTGTGGACTTCATGTCCCATGGAATTTGCAGGTAATCACAGCGCACAAAAACTCAAAAAAATCAAATAAATTAATTGACAACCCCTAGTGGCTATGTAATCATCTAAGCATCTGGGATTTTGCTCTTACCATGACTGCCCCAGCAGACGATGCAACGACAGGTAAGGGAACCTTTGCATAGGAAATTAAAATGGCACGCACAGTTTTTGATGGCCCGATTTTATGTGGTCTGAACCGCTTTGGCCCTACACGCGATGTAGGCTACGCTGACTTAGTTCAGCAATGTGATGTAAATTTCACTAACACCGTTTATGGAACTCCCGGCTACGCCGGTGCTTCAGGCCAAGCTGCCTGGGGTAACGCTATTCCTAACGTCAATGGAACTCTCTACGTTCCACAAGCAGGTGCCTTTAGTAATTTGGGTTCAGTAGCGATTGCTCCAACTTCAGATTCTACTGGTGCTGCGGGAACGTTGTATCGCACTTCAGTTGTTTATTTGCCTGCAGGCGCAAGTATCAACGACATCTTTGTTGACTGTGGTGTTGTACCCACAGTTTCAGGCGGCACAATCGGTACGATTTCGGTGAACGTAGGTAATCAGTTTAACGGTTCTCAGTACGCTTCCGTAACGGCTGTTTCTGCAGTAGGTCGTCAAACCTTAGCAGCCTTCACTGATACACAGTATATTGCGCAGTCGAGCACAACCCAAGACTTCCAAAACCCTGTTGTTGGTCAACAGCCTACATGGTTCTCCCAAGTCGTCTTCACTATCGTTGTTCCGTACACTGTATCAGCCTCTGCGCTGACTGCAGGTAAATTCTACTTGACTGTTCGTTACACACAAGCAGACGGTAATATTGGCTCTATTACTGTTTATCCAAACGGTAACTTCGACTAAGCTTTGGTAGGGGCTTCGGCCCCTTTTTAGGAATCTTAAATGACATATCCAAATGCCGGTAATGGCCGTCCAAAGTCCGTAAGTGCGAGAGGGGTAACAGAACCTTTTGACTTACAAGTATCTAGACAAGATATTGCGTATCATTGGCAGTTTGACCTATGTGGATACACAAGTAATATAGGTACTACTACAGGCGCATTGTGGGAAGGCCAAACAGGAACTAGTGGCTTGTACGTGTACCCTTCTAGCGCTGTATTAATGACGTTTGTATCAACTTCTGCAAGTGACACCTCCACAGTAACAATCAACGGTACTGACGCTAACTTTAACATGCTGTCCGAAACGGTAAAGCTGAACGGTGTTACTGGCGTGAATACAGTAAATGCGTACTTCCGTGTGAATAGTATTATGTATGTTGGTGGAACAAACGTAGGTGTGATCACTGCTAAGAATGGCGGTATAACGTACGCGCAGATCAATGTAGGTATTGGCCAAAGTCAGATGTCGGTATTTACCGTCCCTGCAAACTTTACGCTGTTCATCAACACTGTACAAGCGCAAACAAATATCCACTATACGACAACAATCGATTATGTTTTGTCGGAGTACAATAAGCAAAATATTGCTTCCCAGATTCCTATTAACGGCTATCTGACAACATATCAAGCAGGTTCGTCTACTACATTGGGGCAGTCACCAACAAATGCATTGTTCCAGACTTTTTATTTACCCCCAACACTGCGCCCAGCAGGTACAGATATTCAATGGTTAATGGTAGCTTCGTCAGGTACAACCAATCCAGGAAGTGTCCTTGTCTCTGGATACTTAATTGCGAACACGGTGAGCTAAATGGCGACGACTCCCGCATGGACTAGAAAAGAAGGCAAGAGCCCAGCGGGAGGTTTAAACGCTAAAGGTAGGGCCTCTGCAAAGAAACAAGGAATGAACTTAAAGGCTCCCCAGCCCGAAGGTGGAAAACGTAAAGACTCATTTTGTGCCAGAATGGAAGGCATGAAGAAAAAGCTGACTAGTAGTAAAACCGCTAAAGACCCGGACAGCCGGATAAATAAAAGCTTACGTGCATGGAAGTGTTAAAATGAAAGTATTCGACTATATCCCGCTTGAAGATAAGCATATTTTGGATGCAGTATCTATAACAGCGACCATCGGAGCGCTCTTGAACATGTTACCTGCTATTGCTACTTTACTATCTATTGTGTGGATCGCCATTAGGATATGGGAGACTGATACTATTCAGAAACACTTCGGGCATAGCCGCGACGAAGTAGATAACATTGTTGGAAATGTATTGACAGGTGTAGTCGTTAAGGAGGATATAAGTGCCAAGCACGAGTAAATCCCAAGCGCATTTAATGGCTGCCGTCGCGCACAATCCTGCTTTTGCAAAGAAGGTGGGTATCCCTCAGTCCGTAGGTAAGGACTTCAACAAGGCCGACAAAGGCCATAAATTTTCACAAGGCGGAACTATGGCTACTAAAAAAATGGCAGAAGGTGGACTGGCTAAGAAAGAACACCAGCATCTAGCTACACATCACATGAACATGGCAGCGCATCACATGGCAGCAGCAGGCGAAGATAGCCGCAACCCAACTATTGAGAAGGGCGAGTCAAAGCGCCCACACGGTGAACACTCAATTCAAGAACGCGGCAAGACGCGTGCAATGGAGCCTAAGATGTCGGGCACAACTACTGGTTTGAAAAAGGGCGGCACTGCCCGCAATAAATAGGAGCTATCATGAGCAAAACAGAACGCGAAGTACCTCACATGAACGAAAGTGAACAGAAACATGCACATAACGTCGATCACGTTATGGCGCACTACAAAGAAGGCGGGCACACCCATGAAACCGCAAAGAATGCAAAGCACGCTGCGGGGCACACCCCTTTCCACGAGCATGTTAAAAAGATGTCCCACGGTGGTAAGTGCTAACTAAGGAACGACAATGGCAACGATGATGAAGAAGGGTTCTAAACCGAACCCAGCAGCAATGGCAGCTTTAGCAGCACGCGCACAACAAGGTGGCCCCCCAGTACAAGGTATTCCCGGTGGTATGCCAAGTGGTGGTATGCCAGGTGGCGGTATGCCTCCTCCTTCTGGTGCTGCTGGTGGCCCTCCAGGTATGAAGAAGGGGGGTAAGACTAAGAAGATGGCTGTTGGTGGTTCGGTAACACGCGGTGATGGTATTGCTGCACGGGGCCACACCAAAGGTAAAAACTGCTAGGAGTTATGATGCGCGCAAGTCGAGGGATGGGAAGTATTTCCCCAAGTAAAATGCCAAAAGCAAAGCGCGCACAACGGCGTGATAATACGAACTTTGACGAGTACTCCAAAGGGGGGAAAGTCAATAAAAAGAAGGTAAGTAAAAATGAAGACATTCCAACTAAGCGATGCCGATGTTAATGACACTGTTGCTTTTATTACCCAATACTTAGAAGCACAGCGCGCCAGTTTTGGTGGCGAAAATAGTTCTTTGCGTAGCGTACTTAATGCGCTGCTAGTACCTGTTGTGCAAGTAGTTGACGTTCCAGCAGCAGTATAAGACCCTTAAATAATTGGATAAAAAATGAGCACAGCACTCACGTCAGGCACAGCCGCATATAACCCAGCACTGACGGAGCTTGTTGAAGAAGCCTTCGAGCGCGCAGGTAGTGAGTTACGCTCCGGCTATGACTTAAAGACAGCAAGACGCTCATTAAATATATTGTTTGCCGATTGGTCTAATCGCGGTATTAATATGTGGACGATGGATCAGCAGACCATCACGCTTGTTCAAGGGCAGTCAACCTACGCACTTCCTGCGGATACTGTAGACATCTTAGAGCAGGTTATTCGTACCAGCGCCAATAGCAGTTCCAATCAAGCCGATCTGACCATTACACGTATTAGCGTATCCACATACGCGACGTTACCAAACAAACTACAGCAAGCACGTCCTATTCAAGTTTGGATACAGCGCTTGACTGCACAGAATACACCTACAGCAATTACAGTAGCTTCGGCAGTTGGCTTGACAGATACCACAATATCGCTTTCGTCCGTAGTGGGACTTCCTGCATCAGGATTTTTACTGATAGGTAGTGAAACAATATTTTACCAGTACATTGCTAACGGCACCCTTAATACGGTAGCACGCGCACAAAACGGTACGGTTGCTGCAACACACGCAGCAGGAACAGCCGCCATAATACAGTACCTCCCAGCCATTACCGTTTGGCCGATTCCAGATGGCGCGCAGACATACACTTTTGCTTACTGGCGTATGCGCCGCAGTCAAGATGCTAACGGCGGTGTTGGTGTTATGGACATTCCCTTCCGCTTCTTACCTGCGCTAGTAGCAGGACTTGCCTACTATTTATTGTTGAAACTTCCGGTAGCCCCAGATACAATGATGCGTATGCAAATACTTAAACAACAGTATGACGAAGCTTGGCAACTTGCTTCAGAGGAAGACCGTGAGAAAGCAAGTGTTCGGTTTGTTCCACGGCAGATGTTCATAGGCCGGAGCTACTAAATGGGGAATCGTTTTTCCTCGGGCAAGAACGCGATTGCGGAATGCGATCGTTGTGGTTTTCGCTATAAGCTGACCGAACTAAAACGAGAAGTAATTAAGACAAAAAACTATGAGCTGTTAGTATGTCCTAATTGCTGGGACCCAGATCACCCACAGTTGCAATTAGGTATGTTTCCTGTGGACGACCCACAGGGCGTAATGAACCCAAGACCAGATCGCACGTACTATGCGGCGGGGCTATTAAATGGGGTTCCAAGTGTAGGATCACGCGATATACAATGGGGATTTAGTCCTGTTGGGGGCGCTAATAGTAATAACGGAATACTGATAACACCTAATGCGCTGGTAACAAGTACTTATATAGGTATCGTAACTTTCATAACAGGCCCTACAATAAATATTTCTGGGCTATACTTTGTCACAGACTCGGGCCTGGGTTTGGTAACTGACAGCGGAATTTTCTTAGTAACAGGATAACAATGGCAAACATAACAATCTCAGCGCTAAACTCTGTAGGAGTGTTAACAGGGGCAGAAGCTATTCCAATGGACAATTCTACTGGGACAGTAAAAGCTACCGTGTCTGCTATTGCTGCATATCCCACTGCCAATATTTCAGGATATAGTGCCAACCTAAGTATTGGGGGAAATGCGGCTACGGCAACTAATGTCGCGTACTCGGGATTAACAGGAACAATTCCAACTTGGAATCAGAATACTACAGGAAACGCTTCTACTGCAACAAATGTAGCATATTCTGGCTTAACAGGTACAGTTCCTACTTGGAATCAAAACACGACAGGAACCGCTGCTGCGCTTAATGCTAGCCAAGTAGATATTCTATTCACGCCACAAACAAGTGCGCCTACAGCCACACGTGGGGCTGTTTGGTATGACTCAACACTTGATGCTCTTGCATACAATAACTCACTTGGAGAAGTTGTTCTCGGTGAGCAAGTTTTACAACAATATTGCTATAATAATACAGGATCTGCTATTCCTGCTGGTTCTGCTGTTTATGTAAATGGTCAGTTTGGTACTTCACCATCTATTGCTTTGGCGACTGCTGCGGCGATAGCTACATCCAATGTAATTGGTTTGGCTGTTGTTGCTATCCCTAACGGTACTTATGGTTATGTGATTAATCAAGGCGTATTAGCTAATCTGAATACAAGTGGATTTACCGCTGGTCAGACTTTGTATTTATCGGCTTCAACTCCAGGCGGGTTAGTTAATACGATCCCAGGCACACAGTTCTATAACTACCGAGTAGCAATCTGTACCGTATCTAGCGCCACTATTGGACAGGTATTCGTCAATATTGCTACTGCGTATGTTTTGCCTTCTGCGATCGTCAGTCCGATTACCTTTACCGCACAGTCAACTACGTATATCCCATTACAAATATATGGTTATAGCTCGGGACAGATTGCGGACTTGCTTGATGTCTGGACTTACTCAGGCGGTACTAAAGCGCTAAGTATTAGCAATACCGGCGTGGTGGCTATTCCTTCCGCTACGACAACAACACAAGCAGCAACAGATAACACGACAAAGATTGCCTCAACCGCGTTTGCAAATACTGCGGTAAGTAATTCTGTAGCTACGCTACCAGGCTGTAACGTACTAATCAACGGCGACATGAGCATTAGCCAGATAAATAATGGTACTGCGGTTACTCCTGCAACTGGATTTCCTTATATTTTAGAACAATGGTATGCGGCGTTAACGCAGTCAAGTAAGCTAACATTTCAGCAAGTAACAACAAGTTTAAATTCAATCGGAGCGCCACTATCGTTAAAATTTACGACAGCCGCCGCATTTACATCAGCCTCAAGCGATTATTTTGAAATTATCCAGCCAATAGAAGGTAATAATTTTGACAGATTTTTTTATGGGTCAGCGAATGCCAGAGCAGGAAGTTTGCAATTTAAAGCTAATGCTTCTATTGCAGGTACTTATTCAGGTGCAATTACAAATGTAGCGACTACTAGAAGTTACGTATTTACTTTCATTTTAGCTGCAAATACCGATACGCTAATTATTATTCAAAATATCCCAGGAGATAGCAGCGGAACTTGGCTAGGGGCAACCAATGCGGCAGCGGCGATTATTCGCTTTGATCTGGGATCAGGCTCAAATTATAAAACCACTGCTGGAACATGGCAGACAGGAAACTACATAGGAGCAACAGGTTCCGCATCACTAGTCGCAAACGCAGGAGCAACACTAGCGATCTCTGAAGTACAGTTCGAGCTTGGCCCTGTGTGTACAGCTTATGAACGGAAACTGTCTAGTCAAAGTTTGGCTGAATGCCTAAAATACTTATGGGTAGCAGGAAGTATTGCGGGAACAAGTGCTAGATTTAATGTTGGAACAGTTGGATTTTCAAGTACAACACAAGGGTTTCTTATCCATCAATTTCCTGTCCCTATGCGTGTAATGCCTACAGTATCTTACGTAAATCCAACACTTTATAGAATTTTAGGTGATTCTTTTCAAGGAACTTTTTGTTCATTAAGTACGCCAGATGCCAATAATCTTTCTTCAAGTCACACAGTTACTATAACTGGTGCTGTAGCCAATGCTGGAGGTATAGTTCAATCGCAAGACGCAACTTATCCGCAAATTATATATTCTGCACAATTATAAAAGAAAATTATGACAATACCGTATATCTTTGCAACGCAGTCGGGCAACGTACCAGCCAGTGAGCTAGACGCTAACTTTACCGCAGTTAATGCGGGTAGCTCTGCCACGACATTTATGGTACAAGCGCTGACTGCTGCAGGAGTTATCGCAGCGCCATCCTTTATTGGGGCACTTACAGGTAATGCCACTACTGCGACGAATGTAGCCTACACTGGTTTGACTGGGACAGTGCCAACATGGAATCAAAACACTACTGGAACTGCTGCTTTGGCAACAAGTATTGCTTCTGGGCTAGCGAACCAAGTAGTATATCAAATAGCACCAGGAACCACAGGTTTTATTACGGCCCCAACAGTAGTAGGAGGTCTGTTGCAGTGGAACGGTAGTAGCTTTGTTTGGGCTGCAGGCGCTGCGTATACCCCTAGCGCAGTAGCAATCACTGGTGGATCAATTACTGGAACTACAATTACAGCAGCAGATAGCGCCTTTACTCTTCTTAACGCTACCGATAATACTAAGAAAGTTATATTTAGTGCTTCTGGCGTAGCTACTGGTACTACATCTACAATTACTATTCCCGGAGTATCTGGAACACTAGCGATTCTTAACGCAGTGCAAACATTTACTGCCACTCAAAATATTAATGCAGCGCTCAATACCACAGGAACTACTGCTTTAGCTACGGGAACAGGAGGCGTGACAACAATTGGTTCTAGCGCAATAGCATCTACAACAACTATAGGCGGTAGTGCTGCCGGATCTACGCTTAGTTTAAATGCGACTACAACAGCAACAGGTAACATTACTGCGCCCGTATTTGTATCAAATATAGCTACAGGTACCGCGCCCCTTGTAGTTACTTCAACGACCGCCGTGGCTAACTTATCCATTGGTGGTACTGCTGCGTTGGCGACAAGTAATTCGGGAGGATTAGCTAATCAGATCCAGTACCAAACAGCGCCGAATACTACGGGATTTATTACCGCGCCGACAGTTACTTCCACCTATCTAGTATGGAATGGGTCAACATTTGTTTGGACGTTAAGTAGCGCGTATAACCCGGCATCGGTAGCAATTACTGGCGGCACAATTGATGGAACAGCGATAGGTAGCACAACCGCATCAACCGCTAAGTTCACTACGCCCGCTACGGGGGATAACAGCACAAACGCGGCTACTACTGCCTTTGTAAATAGTACGGTAGCTAACTTATCTGGTAAAAACGTACTAATCAACGGTGACATGAGCATTAGCCAGATTAACGGAGGTACTGCGGTTACTCCTGCGGCGTCAGGGTATGCCATAGATATGTGGAATTTAAATGTATCGCAGCCAAGCAAATTAACATTTCAGCAAGTGTTGACAAGTTTAAATTCGCTTGGCGCACCTGTCGCATTAAAATTTACTACAGCATCAGCATATACTTCTGGGCCTACAGATGCTTTTGAAACACATCAACTTATTGAAGGAAGTAACTTTGATAGATTTTTTTATGGCAGTGCCAATGCTAAAGTAGCCTCATTGCAGTTTAAAGCTAATGCGTCTATTTCAGGGACATATTCAGGCGCGATACTTAATGCAGCAGGAACAAGGTCTTATGTCTTTACCTTTGCTCTTGCTGCTGGTGTAGATACCCCGGTTTTTATTACCGGAATCCCCGGTGATGGGGTTGCTGGCGCAGGTCAATGGATAGGACCATCGCCGCAAAAAGCAGCAGAATTGACTTTTGACTTAGGCTCTGGAAGTAGTTTTAGGTCTTCCACTATTAATGCTTGGCAGGCTGGAATTTATGTTGGCGCAACTGGCGCGACATCCCTAGTAGCAAACGCAGGCGCAACACTAGCAATCTCCGAAGTACAGTTCGAGCTTGGCCCCGTATGTACAGCTTATGAACGGAAACTGTCTAGTCAGAGTTTGGCGGAATGCCAGAAGTATTTGCAATTTGAAAGCTATGCAACTAACACAATTATATCTGTCGCTCAAGTTGCTACATCCAGCAGTGCATACGGCGCATATAAAATATCCGTACCAATGAGGGTAAACCCAACAGCTACAGTTTCAGGTACTTTACAAATGAATAACGCTGCTGGAGCTACCGCAGGTGGGTCAATAGCAATGTATGCAATCGGGCCTAATACATTGCAAATTAATGGAAGTGGTGCAACAGGTTTAGTTGCCGGTAATGCGGCGATGATAGAAACGTATTCTGCCGTAACCATAACTTTTGACGCACGACTTTAAGAGAAAATTATGACAACTTACACTTTAACTTCAGGCAGCACCATTCTCCGCTCAGACGGCGCAAACATTCCTAACGATCCTGCTAACCGTGATTATGCGGAGTATCTGGAATGGGTAGCAGCGGGTAATACTCCTACGCCTTATGTACCGCCATTACCGCAACCATTAACTGCTACTCCGTTTCAGTTCCGCGCAGGATTGACTGCTGCTGGTCTTCGCGCACAAGTAGAATCGGCGGTATCAGCAAGTGGTGATCAGTCTTTAAAAGATGCGTATGAGTACGCGGCATACTTTTCTGAAGCAGATCCGTTTATCACAAAAATGGCAGCGTCACTTAATTTATCGTCAGATCAAGTTCACGCTATGTTTGTATCAATGCAATCACTTTCAGCTTAGGAAAATATTATGCTAATTGCTTTTATTTTATTTTTAGTTGTTGGCGCTGTTGTCGGTGGCTGGCTACATGCCTTTGCTGTGGGCTTCGATATGTTTATCCAGGATTTAATCTGGGACGCTCCTATAGGCATTACAATCAGCAGCAGGGCGGGGTTAGCAGCGCGCAATGGAAAACATACAGGCGCTAAGATAGTCAATTTTATTATGGCTAACCCAAAACACTGTCAAGATGCTATAGTCGCAGATATAAAACGCGCCCAACAAGCGCTAGCTTTACTAACCGCAGAGAGTCCAAAATGAAATCAGGAAATCCAGACAAAACGCAGCCGATCATGAACTGCTCGAAGTCCCCAAAAGCACCCAAGCAACCGACCAGCGCTGAAATGAAAGCTGTAGGCCGTAATATGGCTAAGGCAAACGCACAAAAACGTAGCTAAGGAAAATAATGAAAACCGAAAAAATCAGCACCGCCACTGTCGGTAAAAAAGATAAGATGGCCCTGCAGCGCCCAGACTGGACGCCCCTAAACGGTAACATTACTATTGGTGATCTGAATCAGACCAAAGAAGACGGTATTGAAATTCGTGGATGCAAGAACACGTCCAAGGGTAAAAAAGCTAGAGGGCCAATGGCGTGAATTATTTTCAGATTTGTACCGCAATTTCTGACTATACGCAGAACACATTTACGAGTGTGGAACTAAACACGTTTCTGCAACAGGCTGAGGAAAGAATTTTTAACACAATTCAGTTTCCTTCTATTCGTAAAAACGTGTATGCACCGCTGACAGCGACGAATCCATACTTAACCTGCCCCGCTGATTTTATTTCGGTGTACTCTTTGGCAGTTATTGATAGTACCGGAAGTTATAACTACCTGCTGAACAAAGACGTGAACTTCATTCGTGAAGCGTACCCAAACCCAACGACATCTATCGGGCTACCAGTACACTATGCTATCTTTGGCCCACAGTATAATAACCCGAATGGTCTTTCGCTTTTGATGGGCCCCACGCCAGATATGGCCTACTCCGCAGAAATGCACTACTTCTTCTATCCCCCCTCCATCGTACCGGGCGAGATAGTGTCGTTTTCTAGTAATACGATAGGCTCTGGATATACCACCGGAACGTTCTACAACGCTACTTTGTCTGGTGGTTCAGGTTCAGGCGCTACCGCTACCGTCGTTGTGACAAGTGGTGTTGTAAGTAGTATTACCGTACAGACACCAGGGTTTAGCTATGTCTTCGGGGATGTATTAACCTATGTTGATCCTAATGGTGTTGGCGCAGGTGCTACAGTAACCGTAGGGGTTGTTAGCTCTTCAGGGCAGTCTTGGCTCGGAGATTTCTACGACGCGGTGCTTTTGTATGGCGCGCTAGTGGAAGCTTACACATTCATGAAGGGCGAAGCAGACATCATTCAACTATACGAAGCCAAGTACAAAGAAGCCCTTGGTCAAGCTAAACGCGCCGGTGATGCGCTCGAACGGCAGGATAGTTATAGAAGCGGTCAAGTCCGTCAGAAAGTTACCTAATGATACAACAAGGCCAAACAACCAGCTTTAAGACAGCGCTGTATCAGAACTACTTCATTAACGGGGGGTACACGTTCTATATAGCGCTCTATACTGCTAATGCAATTCAGCTAAACAATACACTGACTGCGTATTCGCCCTCAAATGAAGTGACGG